CAGGCTGGAGTTCAAATCCAGAACACGATGGCAATCCAGATCGTGTACAAACAGAACCCTATCGTAGATCAGGGGTGTGCGACCTGCGTATTGTACCTGGAGTAGGTTGCGAACTGTTTGCCAAAATGTGCTATGACAAAATGGCAGACTTGCTAGTAAATGGCAACCATCGTTATCCCTTAAACCCAACAGTAAGAATTAAATCAGTTGAAGTATTTGAACATGCTGGTAATTCAGCTACGTACGAAGGTTAAGTATTTTTGGCGCCTTTGGGCCAAAGCATTAGGTGAGAAAACAGGCAATACGGATAAAGAATCGGACCGAATTGCTTGCATTCGTACCTTAATTGTGTTATCATATGTACTTACAAACACTTTTATAATCTTAGGCGTCATAAGGCATTGGTAATGAAACGTATAGGCTTCGCATGTAAATGGATTGACCATCCTCATCAGGTCGACGGTATTGGCAAAGATGACGATGCCAAACAATACAACACTGGCACAACTACTATTTCTTGGTTAAATAAACAATCAAGAGATGTCGCGGAGCAAAGATTATGGGACCTAATGGTAGGCAATATCGAAGCAACAAGAAAGTTGGTAGAGCGTGTTAGCACCCTTGACCCTTCTCTTCGGATGTTTAGGATTAGCAGTGACATTCTCCCTGCTTATACTCACGATGACTTTGCTGATTATTGGCGTAAACCTGACGTTGTATCATACGCCGAAACCCACTTTAAGAGAGTGGGCGACATTGCTCTCGATAGCAGTATTCGCTTGTCTATGCATCCTGGTCAATTTACAGTTTTGGCAAGTGATAACCCAGGCATTGTCGAACGGTCGATAGCGGAATTCGAATATCATGCGGATATGGCACGTTGGATGGGTTACGGCAAGTCCTTTCAGGATTTCAAGATCAACGTCCACATCTCCGGTAAACAAGGTCCAGAAGGTATCCGCCGTGCATACCAACGACTATCGCCAGAAGCAAGAAACTGTATTACTATCGAAAACGAAGAAAACTCGTGGGGGTTAAATGATTGCCTTAGCATTAGCGACCTTGTTCCTATTGTCCTTGATATACATCATCATTGGATTCGGGAAGGAGAGTATATTGACGCCAACGATGACCGTGTTAAACGTGTTGTTGATAGTTGGCGTGGTGTTCGGCCTACTTGTCACTATTCAGTTAGTCGTGAAGATTATCTTGTGGAGCATGACCGGACTACCGCACCTGTTCATGCCCAACTACTTTTAGACGGATACAAAAAGCAAAAGCTCAGAGCACATTCGGACTTTTACTGGAATACATCTACGAATGAATGGGCTTTGAGCTTTTTAAACTCGCACGATATCATGTGCGAAAGCAAAGGCAAAAACTTAGCTAGTTTCGCTCTATACGAGCAGGCTAAGGCTCTTACTCTGCTTTAGGCTTTTTAGGAGCACGTGGCTTTTTAGCTTTGGTTTCTGGCAAGTAATTAGGATTTTCCTCAATTATTTGCTTAGTCGTTTTAGCTTTTTTAGCCGCGGGCTTTTTAGCAGGAACTGGCGCTGGAATAGACTCTAACATTGCACGAGTAACATCGTCGGCTACAGGGCTAACTGGTGTTTCTACCTTGTAAGGTGCAACTGGGTCTTCCTTCTTTTTAAAGAAACTTTTGATAAATTTAATCATAGTGTTTTATCCTCCATGATATTTATACCGAATAAATACACTATGTACAACTTTATACGCCACATTACATTTAACGAAGGTAAGACTCCTAAAACTTTAGTCCAAACAAAGTTGCCCTATGCTCGCGATGATTTAGAGCCTAGTCTTAGCGAAGATACTATAGATTATCATTACGGTAAATTGTACAAAGCCTATGTGGACAGATTTAATAAAGGCGAAGGCGATGCTGATTTTAATGAAGCAGGTGCCTTTTTACACGACATTTATTTTACACAATTTCAAGCACCCGCAGGTTCTAACAAGCCAGATGGATCTGCTGGCGAATTTATTACCAAGCACTTTAAAACTTTTGATAACTTTAAAGATAAGTTTCAAAAAGAAGCTATGGCAGTGCAAGGTAGTGGATGGGTCTATTTGTCGCATAGAGGCGAAATCAAAACAATCAAGAACCACGAAATTAAGATGGATATTGTCTTGTTAATTGACTGGTGGGAACACGCATTCGTATTGGATTATCAAGCAGATAAGAAAGGCTATCTAGCTAATCAATGGAAAATTATCAACTGGAATGTTATTAGTTCTAGAATTGGGTTTACAAAGGTTATTTCAGAGAGTAAGTTTTCTAAAATAGTTGTAGTAGGTGATAGTATAGCGCTCGGTACTAGTAAGTTGTTTCCTACTGCACATACCGATGCTGTAGTCGGGCGCAGTACTAAAGCAATTTTGTCTGCTGTTATGTCTAATCCAGACTTACAAGGTGCAGATTTAGCAATAGTAAGTGCTGGAACAAACGATTATCCGCTAGCTAATGGCGGCAAAAATAATAATCCTCAAGCTACTATTTCGAATATAGCACATATTAAATCTGCTCTAAAAGCTAAACGATACATTTGGATACTACCTTTTAATAGAAGCGCCGCTAAGGATGTTTCTACAGCAATTGTCGGAGATGATTCTGTTGATTTAGCACAAATATCAAGTACCGCAGACAAACTACATCCTACAAGTTACGGTGCTGTAGCTAGCGCAATTAAATCTAAAATTGGTCTAGAGTCTTAAGACTACTAACTGGCATATCCCAAACTCGCCGAGCTTCTACGCCTTTACTCTGGGCAAACTTCTTAGCATCACAATTACCGCATACATGGTAATAATTATTATCTAAACGCTTAGGGTCTACGTCGCCCTTGTCACGTTTAAAAATTCCCTGGCAACAGTCGCAACGAAAGATCACAATACGTTTTTTTCTAAAGTAACTGTGGTAATTACCCTTTTTACTTGTACGTATGTGTTGAGTTTGTTGATATTCCATGCCCAAGTACATACACTTATTTACATTAAGATTATAAAAAGCATTTGATAAATATCATATCGAGGGCTATAAGTGTGATTACAATTACAGATTCAGCAAAAACAAAGATCAAAGATATCCTTTACGAAGAAGGAAACCCCAATTTAGCACTACGTACATTTGTCCAAGGCGGTGGATGTGCAGGTTTCAGCTATGGATTTACCCTAGATGAAGTAGCAAACGAAGACGATTTTGAAATTCCATTAGATGAATTTAAACTACTTGTGGATGCCATGAGTATGACATATCTAAATGGTGCAGTGATAGATTATAAAGAAGAGCTAATGGGTAGCAATTTTACTATAAAGAATCCTAACGCAACAAACACATGCGGCTGCGGAAGCAGTTTTGGAGTATAAAAGATGACACAACAAATTATTGATATTGGTATACAAGGTAATGACGGTACTGGCGACAGTATTCGTGAATCGTTTAATAAGGTTAATGCTAACTTTAACGAACTGTATGCTGTATTTGGTGTTGGTGGATTTATTAAATTTGGCAACTTAGCAGATGCTCCAGGTTCTGCAGGATTTACACTTACCACAGTAAGTGCTAACGGATCACAAGTTACCTATTATTTTACCAATCCTAATCCAGGTCTGGGTCTACCATTTAATATTAATCAAAACGTTGCTATTACAGGCTGTAATCCAACCGGCTATAATGGTAATTTTATCATAACATCTGCAACTACTACCAGTATTACAGTTAATAATACAACCACTGGCACACTTACAACTAACGGTATTGTTAAAGGTCAAAGCTATAGTGCTAACCAAGTTATTATGGCTAGCACAACTGGTAACAGTTTAACAGCTCGTAATCTTGTAGCTGGTACTGGAATTACAATTGACACTACTAGCAACCAACAGGTTAAAATTACCAGTACTGCGGCTGGTCTTATTGCAGATCCTGCGCCAAGTATGGGTGCTCCAATTAATGCAAACTTGTTTACTATTGGCCGTTTGGCTGATCCAAGTGCGTCGTTGGTGGCAACATTCAATGCTGTGTATGCCAACCAGGGTATTACTACAACACTAGGGCAATTACCTGTTACAGTTAACTATGCTAACAACAATTTCCTACAAACTATTAACGGTACAGTTGCAGGAGCCCTGCGTGTACGTGCAATGCCAACTACTCCACAAACAACTGACCCAGATTACAATGCTAATCTAAGCGGTAACTATGTAGCTACAGAAGCTGTCCAACGTCAACATGCAGTATTGCGTGATGGCGATAGTATGACTGGTACGTTAGAGTTGAGTGACCATCCTGGAAGCATGAGTGGATTTGGTATCAGAAACGGCAGCGATGACTTACAAGCCGCAACTAAATTTTATGTTGATAACAATACACATTACAGTGGTACAAATTTATATGTAAGTACAGGTGGCGATGATACGCAACGTAATGTACCGGCTGGACGTAACGGCCGTGCTCCACAATATGCTTATAAAACTGTTGGTGCCGCACTGCTTCAAGCACAGAATTTAATCAGTACAGCATTTACAGAACCTGGTCCATATCGCCAAACACTTGCATATACTATTGGCCCAACACAATATAAGAGTCAAATTACCAGTGTATCATTCACTGGGGGCAATTATGCTTTGCAAGAATATTTGGATGCCGCTAGCTTATTAGAATCCAATAAAAAATTCATCCAAGCAGAAACTATTGCCTACTTGAATCAAAAATATGTTAACACATTCACATTCGACCAAACTCGTTACAGAAATATTTTCCAAAATATTATCAACGGTATCGGTTACGACCTTGCATTAGGTACAAATTTTAATAGTACTACACAAGCTAGTATTTTATTTGACAGTTACAATAGTGATGTAAGTAGTGCTGTTGCACAGATTACTGCGGCACTTAATTATATTCAAACTGAAGTCACTGCCTATTCTTATAGTACAGCTAATTTACAAACTTACATTAGTAAAGTTATTAGCGCTCTGTGCTATGATTTAGAGCTTGGTAGCAACTTCCAAAGTATTCAAGTTGCTTTAGGATTCAAGTACGCCAATACTGGACTAAGCACTAGTGCAACTCTTATTAATCAAGCAGTTACAGCTACAACAGGTCTTGCCAGTTCGACTATTGGTTCTATAGTAGGAACTACTATGACCATTACCGGTAGTATTATTGGTACATTTACTATTGGTATGGTTATTACCGGAACTGGAGTTTCTAGTACTGTTACTATTACTGGTTTTGGAACTGCTAATGGCGGTGTAGGTACATATACTGTTAGCAATCCAGGTAACGTAACAGTTACATCTACACCGCAAAATCCAGTTACACTAACTGGAACAAGTAATAGAATTACTATAGCTAGTACATTAGGTATGGTAGTTGGTAACCCAATTATATTCACTGGAACTAGTTTTGGTAATATTATTTCTGGCTACACTTATTATATTACTAATATTATCGACGGCTCAACAATTCAAGTTAGCAGTCAGCCTAACGGAACTGTTCTAGGTCTAGCAACTGCTACTGGTAGTATGGAAGCTAACACTACTGGCCTTAGTGAAATTGCCGGTGTATTGACCAATTTAGCCGCTACAATTAATTCCTCTGTGGCAGCCGTATCTGCTAGTACAAGTATTCAAGCAAGTGTTACTACAATTATTAACAATATAATTAATCAAATTGTTACTGGAGTAATACCTACACCAACATTCCCTGGAATTTCAGGAACTACAACAACAGGACAAGCTAGTGCTGTAACATTATTGTTAGACAACATTTCATTTATACAAGCTGAAATTGTTGCCTACTTACTAGCTAACTATCCTACACTAACCTATAGTCAAACAACTTGCCAACGAGATGTAAAATATATTGTATGGGCACTATGTTATGATTTAATGTATGGTGGTAACACTCAAAGTGTATATGCTGGTTTACAATATTGGATCAATAGCACATACCAAATTCAAAGCTATGAGCAAGCCGGTACAGTAGCCGCAATTGGTTATATCAATACACTAGCACAGGCTATTATCAACAACAATGCTCCAGTTACGCTATATCAAACTGGCGTAATTCAATATGCTAATAGCACATTAACAGGCGGTAGTGTTGCCGGTACTAGCATTAATACTAACATCGGTACAATACAAGGTATTGTTAATAGCGTAAGTCAGCCAAATCCAAGTGTTAGCGCGATAACTGCCACTAGTGGAGTAAGCACATCGTTAACCACTGCGGCTACTCAAATACTGGCGGCGGCAACTACATTAGAATCTAGTGCTGTAACTTATGTAAATTCTAATTATCCGATCATTAATAGTAGTCTACAACAAACTACTATTACTACATTAATCAATACTATTTTAAATTTAATCAAGAATGGTATCAGTAGTCGTACTACTCCAACATTTACAAATCCAAGCGGATTAAGCAGTAGTGCAGGCCATGCACAAGCGGCTATTATAGCTAACATACCATTTATTACTGCCGAAGTAAACGCATGGATCAATGCTAACTATTCAAGTGTTAGTTACAGCACTACAAGTAGTATACGAGATGTAACTTATGTACTAGAAGCTATTGCTTATGATATAACTTATGGTGGCAATAGCGCAACTACTCAAGCGGCTAACCAGTATATTGCCAATAATACTAGCCAACTAGCTAGTGGTCATATAGCGGCTTGTGTTGCAGGTTTAGGTCATGCATTGAATGTAACTACAACTGTTGTTAGTAACAGTTCTGTAGTTCCAACAAGCGGCAATTATCTTGCTACAACAGGAGCAAGTGGTAGTGGTACTGTTGCTACATTAACATTTGCTACTCAATCAGTTGCTCCATACAGTATTGGTCAAGTTATTACTGTTCAAGGTATGACTCCAACTGGCTACAACGGATTCTGGACTGTTACAAACTGTACAACATCTAGTGTAAGTTTTGCCAACAGTACTATTGGTAGTCAAAGTGTTGCCGGTAAAATTACTAACCAAGCACAAAATGCTAGTTGGGCCGATGGCAGTGGTCAATCAACAACTGTTACTAATTTATTCAATATAGTAACTGGTGTTATCAATAATCAATCACCGGCCGCACCTACATACCCGACTATATCAAATACAAATACTGCTTACACAACATTTAACCTACTTGAGAATAATTCTTATACTCTTGCTAGCGGTGTTGTCAGCTATCTATCATCTACATTTGCTGGCGGGTTTAGTTATAATCAAGCTACTTGCTATCGTGATATCGGATATATCATCGACGGACAAGTGATCGATCTATTAACAGACGGCACATATCAATCAATTACTGCTGGTAAGAGTTACTATAAAAATGTAAGTGCTAAGGCAGTAGCGATTGGCACACAATTAACAGAAACATTAGATGGTATTAGTTTTGCTCAGTTGCTGGCTTTACAAGTATTGAACCAGACTACACAGACTCGTTATCAAACTCTAGTTACACAAGTAACTGATAACACTAAGAATGCTACATTATCTGGTACACCTGCAACAGCAACTTATGTCAGCAACTCAACTACTACACTAACATTGTCTGCGGTAAGTGGAACTATTGTTCCTGGTATGATAATAACTGGTGGTGGATTCACTAACAGTACACCTGTAACTGTAACAGCCGTTACAAGTTCAGTAACAGTATCTATCAACGCGGCACCAGCAGGAACATTTAGTGGTAG